GAATATTTGATAATGTAGAAAATATGTTTGATACTTTTAAATATATTTATAGTCTTGGATTTAAAAATATTGAGTATTATATGATGAATACTTATGATGGATATAGATCTGAAGACTTAATTAAAACATTTTCCAATCAGCTATATAAAGTTTTAAATCACTTTAATGGATCTGATTTTAATATATACAATGTAAATAAATTTCATACTTGTAAAGAACCACAAAGAACTTGTTCTTATGGTAAGACTCTCGCTGTTGGTATAAATGGTGAGCTGTCTATGTGTAGTACTTCATTTGAAGGTGAATTCTTAGACGAATTATCTATAGATTTATCTGATTATGAAAAACTTCCAGAATTATATAATAAATTCGAATCAATGTATATAGAGCCTAGAGAAGTGATGGACTGTAATGAATGCAATAACTTCTTATGTGAAGAATGTTGTTCATTTAAAGCCATTGGCGGACGAAATAATTATAATACAAGAAAATATCAGCAATGTAATATAAGACATGCTGAACTTGAAGTTTATAATAGAATACTACGATAATAACTTAATGGTAATACTCTTTATGAGTATTACCATTATATTTTCTATGGAGGTATCAAATGTTTGAACGATTTGATGCTATAGTATATAAAGTATCCGAGTATTGTAATTTAGATTGTGTTTATTGTTTTCAAAAGCATGATGTTAAAGAACGTACTAGAGGATTTACATATTTTAATGAATTGATAAAGTTACTTATAACTTTACCATTGGCAGATGACTTTGAAATCAAAGTTACTGGCGGTGAATCTAGTCTTCATTGTGATAAAATTAGACAAGACTATAAAAAATTTAAGAAGATTGAACGATATAAAGAAACTAATATCCAAATGACTACAATATCAAATGGATCTAATATAAATGGTTTAATAGATTTATGGAATGATGGAATATTAAATCCTTGGGGTTGTAAGATATCCTGGGATGGCATATATAGTGCATCTAAATCTCGTAAACCGAAGAATATTGACGTATTTAATGATGACTACTTCAATAAGACTATAACTACTTTAGGTAAATCTGACTATAACGATAAGGTGCTTGTTAGGACTGCATGTACACCTGATACGATAGATAATTTATATGATGCATATAAGTTTGCTTTAGATAATGGGTGTTATAAGTGGGAATACTATCCACTATCAGATTGTGATTATTATAAAGATCCAGATTTTCTTAAAAAGTTTGAAGAGCAATTATATTATATCTTTGAAGAGAATGCTTTAGAAGAAAATAGAGATAAAATAGTTGCAAATGTAGACACAATGTTGTATACTAATAATATGACAGAAAAAGAAAGATTAAGATCTATTAGCTGTAGACATCTTGGTCATTTCTTACATGTCGGCATTGATGGTTCTCTTTATCCATGTGGATACTTTTCTGATGACGCATTCTATTCTAATCAGACTTTAAAAATAGGGGATGTATTTACTGGTCTATATTCTGAAGTGATAGATAAATTCACTAAAGAATATAATCAAACTCCAATGTGTAGTGTAGCAGAAGAAGATGGGTGTAAATGCTTCCATTGCTTCGAATGTCCAGCTGTAAGTAAATTCTATAAGAATAACTTACAGAATAAAATGAGACAGCAGTGTGCAATGCGACATATAGAAAAGAAAGTCTTTGAAGATGTATATAAAAATTATGTTTTTGATGAAGATCAAATTAAACGGAATTTTACGTACGCAGAAAACTGGAACACATGATTGAGAGCCAAAGTGTATGAGAAGTTTTTATTTTTTATACAAAGGAGATCTCATAAGAATGAGTACGGAAACTATCGTCAAGAGACGACAGCTTAGGAAAAAATTTTTCCTTTTATTTCCTGCGGCAATTCCTGTTGTATACGTTTTAAAAGGAATTAATTTCATTCTTAAGTTAGTTTTGAAAAAGAAGTAAATTCTTCAAACTATGGTTATATTCCCAGTAGGTGTTAATCATCTACTGGGGTATAAACATCTCGATAATGAGGTATTTATAATGAAATTTAAACATTTATATCCCGAATGCAATAATGCAATTCTAATTACAACTGATATGTGTAATTTATCTTGTAAGTATTGCTTCGAGAGTAATAAATCTAATAATATAATGACTCCTGAAACAGCTTTAGGAATCATTAAGAAAATATATAGAGATACAGGCGATCCTAAATATCCATTTAAAGTATCCTTCTTTGGAGGAGAACCTTTAATTGGCTGGGATGCCATGAAAACAATTTATGATTATTTGAATAAAAATAATCTACCATATAAAACTGGGGCAACTAGTAATCTAACTTTATTAACTGATGAAATAGTAGATTACTGGAAGAATGCTGATACATTTATAACCGCATCGATAGATGGTAATAAGATTACTCATGATAGAAATCGTAGTAATTCATTTGATAAAGTTTCAGAAGCATTAGATAAATTGAATGCTAATAATATTCCATTTGAAGCTAGAATGACTATATCATTCGATGATATGGGTAATCTATTCGAAAATGTAAAATTTATTCATCAAAGATTTAATGCTAAACGTATAATACCACAACTGGATACTAATATTTTACATATATTAAAATATCTTGATCTAGAAGCTCAGTGGTATAAAATAGCTGATTATTATTTAGAGAATCTAAATACTGAAACTGAATTCAATTTTGGTGGAGTATTAAGTAGATTCTTAGATTTAGATTTAACTAAGCATAATGAATGTACTAAGTGTTGCTACTTTGGGTCTAATAGCTCAGTAGTTATTAATTGGAATGGTGATGTTGTATCCTGTCCAGATTCATATTTTACTGAAACAGATTGGAATATGAATTATGGTAATATATTAGAAGACAATCTAGATCCTGAGCCAAAATACGATTGCATAAAATATCAATTAGAAGCTAAGTATGCTAAGAAATGCGACTTCTGTCGTTGTAAAGGTAATATATGTAATGGTGAATGCTATTTACATATGATAGCATATGAACGTAAAGAATTTGGTCAGAAAAATGCATTCTGTCAGATGAATGAAATATATTATGACATAGTTAAATATATCCAGAATGCCCTTAAATAAAGGAATTAGCCCATAGGCGATCATAGCCTATGGGCATAACATTTCAGTAATTAAATAGCGTGAAAGGAGTTAAATATGCCTGATCGTGGTAAATATAAATATGATGATCCTCCTTATGTAACTGAAGGAGTTAAGATCGGAGATGAATTTGCAACTCAAGCTAATAATCTCGTAGATGTAATATATAGATTAAAAAACGAACTTAATGATATCAATCATGTTTGGGAAAACCCAGATGAGCATTATGATAGATATTATCAAGAGAAGCATATCGATGGCGATAATAGAAATTGGCATAATGATACAAAGAATAGAACTGTAACTCCTTCTAAACGAGGTCAGAAGTTAACAGTTGATAATATGAATGTATTAGTATTATATGCTAATAAAATTAAGGAAAGTCTTGGACATCTTCCTGCTAACTTATATACAGATATTCCAGAATTGACTTATGGTAGCAAAGCTAGTATTGAAACTTTCAAATTAATTGAAAATAATATCAATACTATTAGTAAGCATCTTAATAAAATATGGAATCAATCTTTCGATACTAATGGTTATTGTATTAAACCATGCCAAGTTGGTTGTCAAATAGGTTGTGAAATTGCAGCTCAAGCACCTGATATGAATGGTGCTAATATTTATCCTCCTAATATTGGGATTGAAGGATTCTATTATGCATGGCCTGGTAGATATTATTCATCTAGACCAGATCCTGATAATAAGGGATTTATGAAAATAGTACGTGTAAACTCGCCGTTAGAACAAGAAAGTCTTTATAGTAGCGGTAGAGTTTTTGACTCATATTCTGGGCTGCCATATACTCATATATTTGGAGTAGTTAGCGAAGAATTAGAACGACGTATTAATAATTACAATTGGGAAAGATATCAATATAATCTTGCTCAAAAGAACTCTAATAAATGGCCTAAATATTATAAGCCATATTATTCATCTAGATGGTTATCGTATGTATTACCAGTAGACATCGACAATTGGCTAGATCCAAATAAAGTAATAGACCATCTAGAAGTTGATAGAAATGGTGCTCATAATTATTATAGAAATATGCCTAAGCATATTCAATCAGATAATAACTATGATAAATATGTATTTGTAGATTACGATACTGATTATCTTATCGATTCAGACGAACCACGATATCAAAGATATAAAAAGGATTACTATTTATACGTTAAATATCCTAAGAAAAATGGTACGTATAAATACCCAGTACGGAAAAGTTATGATGACTGTGGTGGGTGTGAAAATAAATAGAGGTTATATAAATGGCAAAATTAAGAGACACGAATGTCAGAGACCGCTTAGAGGTTGTTGGTAGTATAACCTCTGGTGGTAAAGAAGTTTCTAAAGCTGGTCACTCTCATAGTTTATCAGAATTATCTGGTATTAATGAAGCAGTAATCGAGCTAATGAAGAAAAATACTGCATATAACTCTGAAAGATTAAATGGATTAACATCTGATGAATATCTAAAGAGTAAAGGATATCAAGAGCTTATTGTATTAGCCGATATGGAATATCCTAATATTAAAAATTTATCAATGATTCTAAATAATAAGAATACATTCAGTATATCTGCTATTAGGTTAGAATTATTGATTAACTATTGCCCAGTAAATATGACACTATATCTAACTGCCGATCGTGGAGCTACATATGTAGATCAAGCTGACGGCTATGTATCTAATAAGCTAATTGGCTTTAGATTTAAAGTTCAAAATACTGGAGATAAATTTAGTCTTTCTATAAATAATATTGATGTATTTACTGCTAAGATTGTAAAATTCTCAGTAATCAATAAAACTTCTACAGGTATTAATATCCCTGATGTGACACAATTAAAGACTAATTTAGTTGTATCTACTCCTGCAGGATTTAATGAATCCGAAGGGGAACTTATTAGAATTAGACCAATAATGAATTATAACTCTATTTCCATTAATGGAATGAGTAAATCTTTTATTGCTACTAATTTTAATATGAAACGATTCTATGGTAATTCTAATGCATCTACTTTTGCATATTATCCAGTATTAACAGACTGCATTTGCGTTGGCGATAAAACTGGTAATGTAAAAGTATTTGATTTAAGAAATAAAACAGCAATCAAAGTATATGATCTAAGTAATGGAACTATTAACTTTAGATTTACAGATGTAAATAGTAAAGATTTTGATTCTGCTACTAATTTATTGATTGATGCTGGTTCGGTATTTAATGGTCAATATAATATATTAGCACTTGGTAATACAGAAAATAATTTCTTCTATCCATATGGGTGTATTGATCGCTTAGATGATGGAACTAGAAGTCTTACATTTAATAATGTAACTGATATTCCGGATTGGGTATATGCAATTAGAGATCATTATCGTTCTCTTCTCAGTTTACCCCCATTAGTTAAATTAACTGGTAAAATTAATGGAGTTGCGTATAATGGTACATCTGATATTGAAGTACCAGCGGCTAAGTTAAAAACTCCAGTAAATATTAATGGCGTTCAATTTGACGGCACTAGAGATATTACTATTACTGCTAGAGCAAATGGTGGTAATGCTGATTCTCTTGGTAATTTAAACGCAAGTCAATTCGTTAAACAAACTGATGTCGGTAATGCCGCTAATAAGATTGTAAAATATAATGATAAAGGTCAATTAGAATGGCCTAATGGATATAAAGAATACTTTGAATAAAACAGTTAAAGATAGTACTATCTCGTATAGTACTATCTTTAAATATTTAATGGAGACTTAATATGGCAAAGCTTAATATAAAACGTGTTATAGAAAGTCCTGATGGAAATAAAGAATATCTGACTTTATATACTACTTTAGAAGAAGTAAATGGTCTCGGTAAAGCATTTGAAATACCTAATATCGGAAAAGCATATTATGGTATTGGCGAAGTTACAGATCCTCAAGCTTCTGCTAAGAAGAGATTTAATATTAATGGTACAGTTATGGCTGCACTCAAAGAAGTAACTACTAGATATTATAGTAAATACTTCTTATGCGATGTCGGAGATAATGATATAGTTTTACCACCTGATGCTATTAGTGTAGAATATACATTGATTGGTGCCGGATCAGGCATGGCAATATTTAATAATCATATTTATTATAGTGAAAATGATGCTAAAATAAATGCCACTGATTATAATAAATTTGTAAAAGATATTAGTAAAATTTATCCTAATGGTGTTAATGGTGGATCTGCTTTATCTGGGTCTGCAACTAAATTATCAGTAGTTAATGCTGATGACACGGTGACTGAAGTCGCTACAGCTAAAGGTGGTATATTGGAAATATACTCCGCTAATCTTTCTACTCCAACATCTAAAACTACTAATAATTTATTATTTGATTCTAATAAAGTAAATTTCGATAAAGAAGTTTTAGAGTTTAAAAATACTGCTAACTCCAAATATCAACCTGGTATTATTAATAAACTTATTGGTCGTAATGTAAGTAGAAATAGTTCTGTATCTGAAGATACAAACAAAGAACTACCTATAAATATAGGTAATGAATATGAATCCCTAATTAAAAACAAATTAGGAATTACTGATAAAGATATAAATTACTTTATACCTTTACGTACAAATAAAGGTTGTACTGTTTACAACAAAATGGGGCCATATATAAAAACTCTTTTAAGTTATAGTAAATCAGAAAATACTGATCAAAAATCTATTCTTTCCGCTATCGGCACAAACTCTGCAAACTATTTTAAAGGGTTAATAAGCAATGAAACGATATTTCCAGGTAAGTTTTTATCTAAGCATCTAAATGGATTTAAATTAACTAATGATGATATTGGAGAAATTCCTCAATTACCAAAAATAATAAATCCAAATTATACTGAAAATTATACATTTAATGAATTTGGTTTAAATGCTGATAATGAATCAGAATTCTTCAATAAGTTATTTACAAATTCAGTAGATACTGGTTCTATAAATGGTAATGAAATATATTATTATAGTGATAACTCTGGAGTAGTATCCAAACTCAAAGCATTAGCTAAAACAAATATAAACTCCAATCCAAGAACTGATGGATTTATTAATCAATTCTATAAAAATATATCTACTCGTGCTTTTAATAATGATGCCATTGGTGGGAAACGTATTAAATTTAATGGGGTTACCACTTCTTTCAATAATCTTAATAAATATTTTGATCAAGATACTTTAAATTGTGATTTCACTGTAGGCAGTAATCTTAAATTAGACTACTCATTCTACTTTGGTCAACTCCAAACTTTCTTTAATGAAACAAATGACAAATATGATTTTACAAATGATGATACCTTCTACAAGTTTAATCCATTTAACGCTGGCTGTATTACTGGCACTCAATCTGAAGTTGTAAAAGGTATAGTAAATGTAAAAGGTTGCAAAGCTATACGTTTAAGTATTGGTGAGCATGGCAAAATTTATAATAATAAAATAGGCTTAGACGCTAACGATTATTTCAAAGATATTGAAGCCAATGGGTTTGCTATTATTAAAATTAACTTTACATCTAATGCTCAATATACTGCTAGTGATGAACAATACCTAAATAATCTTAAATATAGTTTGAATAACGAATATAATTCATATACTGCTATATCTAAAGATAAATTACCTTTCTATGGTACAGTGAATGCATTAACTTGCCGTGAAACCATTTCTGGTAATAAATCTAAGATGTCCCCAAAATATACAACTGGCCAAATATTGAATAAGACCAATGGGCGTAACACAAGGATAAATAGATTTAATCCTATAATTGCTGATACTTCAGAGGATGCAATATTCTCCAATTTCTATCCAAATGAAAGCGGTTTCTTATTGGACTTAAATAATGAAATTATTTATCCATCTGCTATATATAATATTCATGATATAAGCCCAGTTAGATATAATCCTTTATATACTAAATAT